ATCGGTATCACTGACCGTATAGCTCGGTGGGGCAGACATCATGCTGCTGCCTAAATTGCGGACATTCGCTGCTAATCCGGAAACCCGTAATCTGCTTATTCTGACCGATTCACCGCTCCTGGCATTCAAATCTACATTACCCAATGCTTCTATCGCGCAAGTATCATATCCGGCCTGGGCCATCACTCTTACACCGGTTGAATGGTCACCGTAGGCATCCAAACTAAGTGCCGTAATCCCATCTCCACGAATGCGGCACATTGCCCCGGACGAGACATTCACTTCAAAAAATTTCCCGCCATCCTTGCCTATCCTCAATGTCGCGGTCGGATTTTCCTTTTCGTTTTCAAGTCCTCTGTCGGTTATTTTGAATGCACCGATATACCCGCTATCTGCTGTTATATCTCCCGTAAAAGAGCCATTATGACATTCGATAGAGCCATCTTCGTGTATCTTGATATTTCCATTGGCGGTAATTATACCTTCCAACTTAATATGTTGCGACTTTAACGTTATACTTTCCGCCGACACATTAAACAAGGACGAAGCTTTTACTCCATTTTCAAACTCCGCAGCAGCCCAAATCTTGACACCATCCGCAGTGGTTAACCATCCCGCGCTTTTGCTTTCAAGATTGGATGTTCTTTTTGCCACAGCTTCAATCTTTTCATTGGTTTGGCTTAGCTGGGTCTCTAACTTTGTTATCATATCCTCGTAGGCATTATCGGTCAATGCCAGCGAATGTATGTATATATCCCCCGTAAACTTCAACTCGAAATCACCCGTTCCGTCCCATGTGCCGGAATACTCCTTCATTGCGTATTTCTCACCCGGTTCAAGACGTTCGGTGAAATGCAGGTTCTGACCGGGAAATCCTATTGTCAGCGTTCCGGCTGTAACTACCCTATACCGGAAAGAGATAAAGAACTTCTTCGGTTCTTCCCCTTCCTCATAGGTAGGCTTATTGGCTAAATCAGCATTTGACTGTTTAATTCCGGAAGAAAGAATACGAAGCACGTTTCTATCCCCATCTCTGATGATGGCAGCCATAGCATCCTTACGGGAATAGAACTCCCCATTCACTAATAAGAACTTTCCGTTTACAGTAAAGAAACGAACATCGTTCTTTGTCTCCCAACCGTTCGTATTGCTTGCAAATGCCGCATTGTACAGGTAATTATCCTTTGCCTGCACCTCGTCAAGCACTTTGGAGATTTCAGAGTAAATCAAATCTTCCAATATCTTGAACTGGGTAAGGATATTCACACCCGTTTTCAAGATAAAGTCACCAGTAACTTTATTTCCATTAGGACTGAAAGCTGTCACTTCTTTACCAGCCAAAGAATAAGAATCAATCCCTGCATATTGACGGAAGCTTGGAGTATCATTCCCGTATGCTGCCAATACGATGGCGTTCTGTCTGGTCTTATCCGTCCGGTTACCTAACTGTACAATGTCATCGCCTGCTTGTGGTGCGGCAGACCCCGTGTCACAGTCGCTCTTCGAAAGGTCTATGTAATTGTCACCTACGCTTGTTACCAGCCGCCAATAGTAGGTATTAGAGACGTTCTCATGTACGCCTGGCTTGATGTTGAATGTCTGGCTGCGGGCTTGGTCTCCTATTACAAATTCCTGAACAATGGTCTTTTCCCCGTCTGTGTTCTCGAAGTAACAGCGGTAAAAGGTATCGTATTCCTCTACCTTAGAACATGACATGGATGCGGGAGAAAGTATTATCTGACCGCCAACCTGGCGTAATCGCTGTATCAGCAACTCAATAAACGTGGCACTTTTGCGTGCCAGCATATGGTCTACTTCCAAATAGCTGTCGCCCGTCTTGCTGTCTACTTTAATGACAAAGCCTTCGCCGAGAGCACCGGAAGAAAAGTTCATGGACTGGATGTAGTCTGAAAATAATCCGCCTAAGAACTTTATTAAAAATCCAGCTTCGTCCGGTCTGTCTTTTCTTATAAAGAACTTGGATAAAGCCTCTATATCAAGAGCCTTAAAGTAGACAATTCGGTCGGCGGAAGTCCTGATGAACAGTGCTGGGTCGGCATCTGCGACGCATATATATATTTCCCCGAGATTCAGACCTTGTAAATGCTCTTCATCACTCGGAGATAAAGCAGGGGGAGCTGCCTGATTGTTTTCATTAAGAGCATCACCAAACCATAATATTTTACTAAGCCTTTTTTTCATACCTCAACCTTATCAACATTAGTAAATGCAGCTTTTTCTGCGCTGAATTGCAACATCTCTCCATCTTTGGCGTGGTCTATCAGGAATGCGGGGAAAGAGGCGGAAGAACCAGCTTCAGGAGAGCCGCCAATACCTGCAATATCGTTATTCTGTAATTCAAGAGCCATATTTATATGGAACAACTGGCTATCTTCAATAACTTGCGTCATTTCCGGAACAGAACTTTCCGAACGGACATATCTTGTCCCGTCAATTTCCACCATAGAAAGGCATAAAATACGGTTTATGTGTTTTGCAAACCAATAAGGGACACCGTTTGAATTTCCTATTGTAAGATTATATACATCATAAGGTACTGCGTATAATTCTTCTATCTCTTGCATTTGGTTGCGATATTGCTCATTATCTATTCGAGGGGAATATCCTCCAGGTTTAAATCCTGCTTCCACACGAAAATTAAATACTTGCTGAATATCATCTACCCAAAATATGTTATCAAAAGCGGAGTTATTGCTTTTATGGGAATAACGGATAAGCACAGTTTCCTCTAACAAGTCATCAGAGGAGCATACGATAAAAGGTTCTGATGTATCTTCGTTGATTGTAACCGTATATACGGCATCCTCCAAGTCTCGAAGAATGGCGTAATACATCACTACATTGTCATTATGATTATATGTGGAAAGTGATATTGGTGTAGAATTTCCTGCGGCAAGATTGTTCAGGCTCGCTGAAACTTCCTCAGAAGCATTAGTGAATACCTGTATATGGATTTTATCAGAAGCGTGGAACTTCTGAATATAGTCCATATCAAGCCCAAACTTATCTTTTACAGGTGAGAAAAAAAGAGGGCAAACATCACCAACTTTTACCATGTCTTTTCGTCCTTTTATAGTGATGTGCAACTTCACACATCATGCGCAAATATACATACTATTTAGACCAATTCCAAATAATACATTGTAAAATAACGAGTGCCTGATAGACTTATATGAAATCTCCTCATCTATTAATCCACACTCTTGACTATCAAAGAATATTTTACCGCTTCCGGTCGTCCATAATTATAGCTTGCACTTTTTACGTAGCCTTTATAGATACGCCCGTTCTTTTCCACCCGAATGTAACCCGTCAAGTCTGACGGTATTTCCAAATCTCCGGTCTTGACGGAAAGTTCTCCTACTGTGAACAGTTTGTTTCCCAATACAATACTCGACCTTTCGCTAACTCCATTGATTGTCACATCACTGTTACCGTCAGATGATGTAAACTCCAACGCGTTGGCAAAAGCACCTATATACCTTGCGTTTGCTTCAATCATAAGCCTTTGGGAATACATGGCATTGAACATAGTAGAAGGAGATATGACACCGGATATTGTATATCCATCCCTTACAAGCTTGTATTTTTCTCCGTCAAGTGATGCTCCAACAAAGAATATATCATTATCACTGTCGCTATCAGTCGTATCTTCACCTCTTTTTTCCGCAAGAAATTCCATACCATAAGCATCGGCTCTATATGGGCTAACTAATTCCAATACGTTATCTGTCAATGTAATGCCGGTGGTGTATTCATTGGTAAAGCGGAATTCATCGCGACCATTTACACTGTCGTAATCCTGTTTGTCATACCCGACTTTTACCCCCGAATAAACCAGTCCGGCATTCACATTGTATTCCAAATCGGAAGTGCTGTCCTGCAAGTCCTTTATTTCTGTATCTTGGAATAAAGTATCACGATGAACAAATGTCACCTTCTCGTCACCGATTACAGGGACAAACCCAAATTCCGCGCTCATCCAATTGGCGAATTTGGTATAAGATGTATATATTTTGGCATTGGGAAGTCCTCGTATGCTTTCTGCCGGAACTATCATCGCCATGTCTAAACGCTCATCTACTCCGGTGGCGATTTCACCCGTTACATTGTTCTTATCAGTTATAGACCTCAGTAAACGGTTAAGCAATACTTTAGGACTGATACAATCTATTTTTACAGATTTTCCACGCTCGGAAAAACTTATATTTAACGGTGTGTCAAGACTGTTGAATTTAAAATTAACGGGAAAATTTTGATATATAGGGTCAGATTTTGCAAGTGCTATATTGAAATTAATCATCTCACCTGGAGATATTGTCAAATTCTCATCAATATCGACAGTGTATGTATTAAATGTTTGAATTGTAGCGGATTGATAATATATTTTAAGCTCTTTACTATTTTCATTATAAGAGGAAAGCCGTATATATATCGGGAAGGATACGCCTGGTCTCTGATACGTAATGAATACACTGAATTTTACTTTTATTCGTATGGTCAAATCCCTGTCAGATATATTTTTGAACAGATATTCTCCGAATAGACTTTCCGTACTTTCAAATCGGTTTTCAGCCGTATCAAAAACCTCTACAATGTCCTTTGTCGCAATTTCCGGTTGTCCTAACATATAAAAAGGAATAGTATAATAAGCATTAGGATAAGCAGTCATTACATGGGAAACATTAGGCTCCTCTGCGTCACTTGGTATAGACCATTTTATATCACTGTTCATCAACAATCTGTCATAATCCAAAGGTTGGGACTCCTTTATTTCTTTTACCGGATATTCATACTGCGTGCCTTTCTTTGCTTTAATCAAGCTTGCGAGACTGTTGTCGACGGCATTTATTTCGCACGTCGTATCATTGTAGGAAAATGTGGAGTAGTCCAAAGCGCATCTGAACTTTTCATTTAACAGCCATGAGTTATTCCGGGTATAAAACACGAGTGTTGCGGATGAGTTCAGGTAATTCGACAAATATTCTTTCAGCAATAGCGAATAAGCGCCGTTGGCAAACTCAAATTTTGTGGAAAAACTACGAACAACTCCGTCATAATCCCCTCTCTTGAAAGACATCTCTACATCGTCCCAATTAACAAGCTCATTTGTGGCGTCATATGTCATTCCGCCTATCAACAGTTCACATCTGTAATACATATCTATTTCTTTTTTGAAGTTGAACGTATCATGGCATCTATGTCATCACACATACGCCTGACCATATAGGCATATTCTTTGGCGGAGAACGTGTTTTCATCAATGTGCATTTTTACATGAGACATTAAAGAAACGCGTTCTTTGGTAAAATATTCCCTATCCATTTTTATTTTCCCTATATCCGGAGATGTTTCCTGCAATTTTGCAAGGCGGTAATTGTCAGAAGCGGAAACGCTGCTTATCCGGTTCTTTATCTTATCATGTTCGTCCTCTCTGAATTTATAACCCAAAGCAGACATGACTTCTACAGCATCACTCCAGTTTCCGGAAGAAATGAGTTCCTGACATATGGCAAGGCAGTTTAATCGGATTTGAATTTTCAGCACTTCATTTTTCCGGTTTATTTGGGCGGAAACAGACTTTCCCCCTATTATTGATAAGTATTCATTGCATAGCTTCTCGGCCGCCAAAGCCTTTTCTCTGATACTATATCTTCCGCCTTGAACAACCTTATCAATATCCCCCAGGAATATGTCTATAAAGCGGGAAAGGCATATTTTGTTTAAGTCATTATATATCATATCTTATACTCTGCTTGAAATCCAATTATAATCCGCAATATGGTTGGCTTTCTTCATAATCCGACCAATGTTCTGCAATTGTTTGGTATTGCTTTCCATCTTTCTTTCAAGTCGGCTGTAATCGTTGTTTACATTAACAACAATCCCCTCTTCTCTCATATTCTTTAGCTTTTGTTCCAATAAACCATAATCCGATGTAAGTCCTCTACGGTCATAAATATATGATAAATCAGGGATTACCTGCGCATGCGCCGGAAGGTCTACCAATGTCGGCTTATCAGGAGTGATAAAAAGCCCGTTATTAGTTACGATACCCTCTTTCTTGCCGCCATCACCTACTATTGCCAAACCGCCGGGATGGTCTTTTGTCCCTTTGGCGTATTTGGGAATGGGCTGGGCTATTATGGTCGCCAAGCTAACTGCTCCTTGTGCTATAATTAATGGGATTATCCCAGGAGCAGCGAATGGATTAGTCCATGCTTTCATTATAGCTAAAGATGTAGCCATTATCGTTTGTATAATATTGTTAGCCTTGTCAAACTTTGCTTGCTTCTCCTGCAATGCGGCTTTTTTCTTTTCAAGCTCCGCATTTTTCTTTGCTGTTTTATCCTCCGCGGCACGTTTACGAGCTTCCGCTTCTTCGGTGGAGATTGCACCATTTTCTTCAAGTTTTTCTATTCTTTCGACTTCTCTATCATATGCTTCATCATTAGCATCTTGTTCAGCTTCCACTTCTTCCATCTTTCTTTCAAAAATAGCAGTTCCCAAATCTGCAAATCCTCCCAGTAAATCAGATATAGCTTGAATAGTTTCTGCTATTTTATCCATTTTCCTCTTGTTAGCTTCAGCTGATTTATCTACTGCGTTTATTTCTGCACCCTTAACCTTTTCTGCAAGGGCAATTTCAGCTTGTGCTATCTTTTCTTTCAATTTTAATCTATCTTCTTCCGATAGACCTGGTGTATTTAGTTGTTCTTTGGCTAAATCAATGGCTAATTGTGCTTGCTTTATAGCATATTTTTCTGTTATTTCCTGCTTCTTCCTTTCATAATCTTCTTTATTTATTAAACCTTGAGAATATTGTGCAGCTGCTTCATCTAATTCTTTAGACATTGCAGCATTTATAATAACCGATTGAAAAGAATAAGATTCTTGTATTTTCTTATTCTTTTCAGAGGCGTACCTTTCTTCTAAATCTAATCGTTTTCTTTTGTACTTCTCATCAACAAGAAAAACATCTTCTCCGTTTTTTATAGCAGCATTTATAGCTTGCTCCCTTTCGTTATCGAGTAATTCCAATCTTAATCTATATTCTTCTTCGCTCCCTTTTTTTACAATGTCTAATTTATGTTCAATTTGAGACTTTTCTTTATCAAGTCCATAGGATAATTGTTTATCTTCCAAAGCTTCTTGCATTGCTTTTGCAAGATTTTCTCTGGTTGCTTGTTCTTCCTTAGAACTGCCTCTAATAGCTGCAATTCGCTTGTTATAATTCAATGATATTTTAGCAAGTTCTTTCTCTAATCCCTCATCCATTAAATCCAGTTCGGATTGTTGTAAAGCTTCACGAATGCGAATACGCTCTTTAGCGGCTTTTTCCAAAGCTTTCTTTTCTTTATCCGTTAACGGAAGTGTTATATTGCCAATAGCTTCTGTTTGTCGTAAATCAAGTTTATCCAGCTCATCAATTATACTTTGTGTAATTGATGCTAATGCTTTTTTTCCGGAAGCTAATACTGTAAAATTATGTATACTTTCTTTTATTTGATCCTTTGAACGCTCTGTATTTTTTTTAAAAAATCCTATATTATCCAATGCTTTTTCTTCTTTTCTTCTATTATTTATAGCTTCTTCATAGGCATTGTTCTCAAACATGAGTTGAGTTTTTAATGTTTCAAGATATTCTTCTTTAGCGGATAATGCAGCTTCATCTGCTTTCATACCCTCATTTAATTTTTCTTTATACAACCTTTGCATACGATTTGTATGCTTCTCTATCACGTCAGATGTAGCCATTCCTTTCTGAGCCATAGACACAGCTCGATTATTGTAATCGTCTTGTAATTGTTCTGTATTTTTCAAGTCATTGGCTATATTTCTAATACCTCTTGCAAAAAAATTAATAACATTCTTTGCTGGCCCAGTAGATTCCATAAAAGACAACATAAATGCTTCCCATGCCGAAGACAATCCAAGAATTGCTCCTTGTACATTATCCCCCATAGTATTTGCCATGTTCCCAAGTTCTTCTTCAACTCCTGTTATCTGTTCTCTTAAAGGGATAAGCGCATCAATATTAGTAAGCAATGTATTGAATTGAGCCACACTTCTTTTATCAGTGAGTTCAAGCGTAGTATTTAAATCCACACCTTGCTCTTTTAACTTCTTTAACCCATTCACAAGTTCAGGCAATGTTTTTACCGCTCCACCTAATGATTTAGCCAATAGTCCATTACTATCAGCAAGATTAAGGAATATATTTCTTAAAGCTGTCGCGGCCATAGACGCATCAAATCCAGAGTCTGCCAATTTCCCTAATAAGGCTAAAGTATCTTCTATTTGAAAATTGAAAGCTTTTGCCACTGGACCCACAATAGGCATCGCTGTTTGCAAATAAGAAAAAGACAAAGCGCTCTTGGTTGTAGCAACAGCCATTGCAGATACATATCGTTCCGTTTCTGATGTGTCTGCATTAAACATTCTAAGTGCAGCACCTGCAAGAGCTGCTGCTTCTGGCAACTCTGCGCCAGTAGCTTGGGCAAATTTTAAAATACCCTCCGTTGATTGCAGAATTTCATTTTTAGAAAATCCCAATTTAGCCAGTTCTATTTGTAAGGCAGTAGCTTGTGATGCTGTATATTTAGTTGCCGCACCTAATCGTTGAGCATCAGTTGTCAAGTCTTTTATATTTTTAGATGTAGTACCTAAAATTGCTGCTAATTTGCTATTTGCAGCTTCAAAATCAACAATAGATTGAGCACCTGACTTAAATAAACCTATGAGCTTTTGAAACCCACTGATAACAGCTTGTGCTCCAACCATTCCCTTTATCATAGAACCTACCCCAATTCTAACTTCATTGAGTCCGCCTGCTACATTTGACCTTAAGATATTTCCATATCCTTTGGCGACAATTCCTAAATTTTTAAACGTCTTATTTCCGTTTTGTAATTCGACTATTGCAGCCTTTATTTCGTTCTTATATGCCCCAATAGCCATCTTTTGCTTAGTATATGAATCAGTATTTCTGCGTATATACTCTGTATTCTTAGCTATCTGATTATTTAATTGCTGACGCACTTTGTTGTCTTTATCTTCTGCATCAGTAACTTGGGAAACTGCAATGCGAAGCAGTTTATTTTGCTCTTTTGCCTCATTAATAGAATGAACCTCTTTATTTGTCAAAGCAATAGCTTCTTGCGTGGTAATTTTAAGTTTCTTCTTTTCTTGATTAAGCATCTTTTGCTGCTTTAATCTTTCCGTTTCTACTTTAGCCGCTTTTAACTCTGCTTGCGCATTTAAATCATTTGCTTTAGCCTGCTCCAAAGCTTCTTTTGTGGCTTTTTGGGTCTCCTCTGCAATGTTTTTTAAAAGAGCCTTATATTCATTTTGGATGTTAGCAAGTTCTTTCTCTGTTGTAATTAACTTTTTTTGAATCTCTTCAAATAATCTTGCCTTATTAGTCAAGTCGTCATAATTAGAAACCGGAATACTATAAGATTTAGCCAGTTCTTTCCCTAACTCCGCATATGCTTTTTTAACTTCCGTAAATTTATTAGTCAGGCTGGTTAGTTGATTTAAAGCTTTATCGCTTACTACATCGGTAATTACAAACTCGTTTGCCATAAGTCCTAATTTTGAGTGCCATGCAACATCACATGGTGATACAAAGATATTGAATTATTTAGAATTTTCTAAATAAGAAAGGCAAAAATGAAAACCAGAAAAAGGAAGAGAAAAAGAAAAAGCCAAACTTAGTGTCTGGCTTTATTATTTATAAACTGTTTAAATAAGCAGTTGAGAGGAAATGCATATACAGTTTGTTATATTTTCATTCTTCTTTCATTTTTGATAAGAAAAAATCTAAATCTTTTTTTTTCATGGTTAAATACCCATTACTTTTTTTGTCTTGAACAAATATCACTGTACTTCCAAGCACTTTTGATAAACTTACTTCAACATTATTTATTTCATCGGATACATTTTCTCCTTTATAAGTATTGTATAGTTTTATGGCTCCTTCAAAAAAAGAAATCACATCTTCTTTCTTGCCATACAAAGGAGATACAATATCTATAATTCTACTATATTCCGAATTTTGCCCCATGAGGAAATATATAGGTTCTCCCCCGTCTACAATTGTTTTATTGATAAATATATTTCCTTTTTTTGCAATTTTTTTTCTAATAGTTTGTGAATTTCCCAAAATGGGAATAAACATTAAAATGGTCAGTAAAAATAATATTTTTTTCATGATGTATATATAAATTAATGATTATACTTATGTTGCCAACAATATAAACTACCTTTTTCAGCTTTTCTTTTACATCTTGTTCCTTTTTTGGTTATAGCAATACATCTCTCCGAAATTCCTTCATTTGTGTTATTATTCCCATTATAATATTTATTCCAAAATTCATATACTGTTCCATTATTTTGATATATCCAAAAACTTTTTCCGTTTAAAATTTCTCCAAAAAGTTCTCCATTATCATACCTAACTTTATCTCCTTCAATATATCCACAGACAGAAACGCTCTCATTTGAATTTTTATCTACTCGCATTTCTATTTTTACAACTCCTTCATTGTTTATAATTTCACATCCTCCTTTCGCATCTGGGAAAAAATTAGATTCATCAAAACAGCTTCTTAATTCGTAATCCCCAACAAATTGCGATGCATCTATTTTTTCTTTAGAAGAAGAACAAGCCGCTAATAAAAATATAATAAGTGTAAATATCGTATTTTTCATACAAATATCTATTTTTTTAAGTTTTGTTTGCAAAGTAATTCCTAATAAATCATTTTGACAATATTTTTAACGGAAATCTTTGTAATTTAGACTGGTTATAAATAGCTTTTCACTTCTTTTTCCCAAATAGTTCGGAATGGCTTCCAAGTTTAAGAAGCTCAATCTCCGTCTGTATCAAAAGATAATTATGCTTTATATGGTGTCCCATTTTCATAAAGAAATTCAGGGGCAATGTCCGCACCGTTTGCCCAAAATACTGTACCGTCAACCCCGTAACGCTCAAACTCGCTTTCATCTTTCAGTTCCTCGAAAGCCGGATATTTCAGGAGTGGCGTTAAATCTACTTTTCTTCTTTCTCCATTGTTGAACGTACACAAAAGAGTGTATTTACCCATGTATTCAGCGGATTCTACTAATAGTATCATAACCTTTATTTTTAGCGTTTAATCTTTTCTATTTTCTCACCGTTTTGCGCCTTTTCCCAAATTTCAAGTAATTGCGCTTCGTGGGTGTCTATGTATTCATTTATCAGTCGGATAGTCTTTGCTGTTCCCTTACCTTCTACCATCCTATCTTTGATAGTGATAGTAAACCAGTTGCCACCGTCTTTAATGTGCAGGTGTGGTGGGTTGTGGTCTTGCCCGTACATGTATATCAAAATACCCCGAATAATGTCTATTGCGCTCATGCCTTTTCTGTTGTTGTTTTGAATGAGCCAAAATCTGTCGTATCAATAACCCCGGCATATTTACCGGAACGCGCCTCGTTTATGGCTGCAACCGTCTCTTCATTAGGTTCTGAATACATTGCATCCATCAAGGTGCTTTCTACAAAATTATTAAGGCTTCTGTTTGCCTTCTTAGCATGTTCCTGCAAGATTTGCAATAAATCCTCACGCAAGCGGAACGAAGTTTGTTTTCTTACTACTGCTTCCATATTATTATTTGCATTACATTGTATTATATTGTACAGCAAATATAATACAATATTTTGGGCGACCAATCAAAAATAAGAAAAAAGTAATCCAAATAATTAATTTTCTAATAAGAGGTTTGCTATTTCAAAGATAAGGGCTATCTTTGCGGTGCTTGATACAACATAATAACTCTTGGGCAAAATAAAGCGAACAAATTTTGTACAAGATATTGGGAAACCCTCTAAGGTGGCAGAAAGGAAACAATCTGCGACTTCTATGCCCTGCGTATGTTGTGTCAAGCACACCTACGGAGGGTTTCTTTTTATCATAATTCGTTATAATATGCTTGACACAACGAATGAGTTAATTCCAAATCAGAAAGGTATGACCTCTCTTCAAATAGCAGAGGTCACGGGTAAAAGGCATGATGCTATCTTACGAGACATAAGGAACTTACTCAAACAAGGAGTAGCTGCCCACAATTTTGTGGAGACCTCTTACACTGACAAGTCTAATAGGCAAAGTCCTTGTTTTAATCTCACCCCTAAAGGCTGTCTTATTCTTGCATCAGGTTATGATGCGGTTCTGCGTGAAAGAATAATCAACCGTTTAGAATACCTCGAAAATGAGAAAAAAGTTATCAAGACTCCACAAACTTATCTTGAGGCATTGGAAGCGTTAGTAGCTTCTGAAAAGGAAAAGGAACAACTCCGTATTGAAACAGAGCAGCAACAAAAGCAAATCGAGCAGAAAGATGCAAAGATTACCAAACTCCAGCCTAAAGCCGACTTTGCCGAAGCTGCCTTCAGGGCAGAGGGTAAGGTAGACATAGGTCAAGCCGCAAAGATACTCAATCTCGGTTTTGAGAGGAACACCCTTTTCGGGAAGCTAAGGGATGCGGGCATATTCTTCAAAGACAGGAACGAGCCGAAACAAAAGTATATTGACGCAGGCTACTTTGAAATGACGCTGTTGCCGCCAATACGCAGAGACAACCACCCTGACATATTATGCCAAAAGGTGTTTTGCAAACCAAAAGGTCTTGCTTATATTAACCATCTATTTGGCGGAAAGCCTTCTGATGGGAAAATAGCAAAAATCAAATAGCATTGAAGCATAAACATTTACAGGTACGGAGTAATGACGTACAGCTATAACTATACCCAAAAACATATTGCCACGTAAACAAGCATAGATGCACGTTGAGGTTCGACCAACGTTCACGTTATGATACCCCGTCAGCAATACGGCTGGCGGGCAGATGGCAGAAATAACGACTAAAACAAATATTCATCTATTATGGAAATCAGCACAGCAATGATGCAACACATCCTCCGATTGACGGAAGGATATACGGATTTATTGAACGAACTTAAGGAAGTCAAGGCGGAACTTGCAGAACTCAAAGGAGAAAAGCCCAAGAAGCCGACAATTCATGAAACCAAATACCCACACATGAGTATAATAACCAGGAAATGATTGTATAAGGCGGGAGTTATCCCGCCTTTGTTCTGTTTTTAATATTTTTCAATTTAAAGGCAGAAAAATTACGGGGGTTATACAAAAAACAGTGTTCTTTTTTTAATATCAGAACCAAACATATTCAATCAGTTTCCCGTTGAACATTTCGCCTCTCGGGCAAAAATTGAAAACCCCGTCTTTCTCATAAAGGATATATACTTTCCCCTCCATCTTTGCGGCTTTTCTTGCAAGCGAACGCATCTTAGCTATATCTGCCATTCTCTTTTTGTTTTCACACGCACATCCCATTATAAACCGAATTTTCTAAAATAATCCGCAATACCTTGCTTTATATGCCTTTCCATGAATGCCTTTCTTGCATAAGAACCGACCTTGTAAATCGCCTGTCCGTATTTCTTTTCTATATCACCGCTAAAGCTTATCCCCACACTTTCAATCCTCAGTCCCTTATCTATCGGTACGGCTGTAATAGAATCGTGAAATTCACCCGTAATTATCAGGTTTGGCGTCCCTTTTGAACTTACAGGAGCGTTTATCAGCGAAGAATACATAAGCGGGGCTACCCTTTGCTTGAAAGCTGCATAGCCTTTGGCGTTCTTATACCAATACCCCGCTTCTTTGGTATTGAAATACGGGTCATTAAGGTAAGTAGGGCGTAATGGTTTATCATTTCCGTTAATACCTGACCATAGTTGTTCTACAATATATTGGGAAACTTCTTCTCTGTTTTTTACCATAATATCCCGTATCATCGGTTCAAATCCGGTAGCAAACCGTCTGAAATTTTCTTCTGCTTCAATAATGTTAGCCATAGTCAAGACAATTTAGGGGCGAATGAACGCCCCTAATTAAACGATACCACCATCATAATATGCAATCATCTTTTTTCTGTCTTGCCGCACCGGAAGATGCTATATCATCGTAGATGGACGAAAGGGTTTTCTCCCTTTCTTCGGGCGGTCGGTCAAGAAAAAACACATTCTTATGTGTGTTTATGAAGTCCCTCTTCTTCATATTTCTCACCCTCTCCTCATTGAATGTTACACCTTCTACTATCATGTCCAAGCCTCAATACCCGTAATTCCAGCTTCTTGCAATACAGAGGGAGATGCAAGGGTAACGGAGTCCTCGCCAACGGTAGTAATGACCCCGTTAGCATAAGAAGCACTTGTCGCCCCGTTCAACACTTTTTCTGCATTCTTTGCCAGTAATTCACCGTAATACTCCGTAATATCCAAATTTCCGAAGTGCTCAATCAATTTATACTTGTTTGATTCTGTTGATACCAAATCAACATATACCAATCCTTTCAATGCGTCAACGACATCAAAATCATAAGCTCTCACATCCGCGTTCTTAATATACTTTTCGTAATCCTTGAACATGGTTGCGATAGTCAAGTTGGCTTCTGTGCCAGAAGAATCCCAGTCCTGACCGCCCGGATAAACGCCGGACAGTGGAATGCCCGCCAAATCTTTCGTACCGTCATTCATTCCGTAAATGACGTTGTTCTCATCTACAAAATAAGCATCAAATGCCACATTCTTTGCCACCATGATGTTTGCTTTCAAGCTGGCATCGTAGTCCTGCAAAGTCCATACATCATTTTTAGCTGAATAGCTTGTGATTTTAGTAGGGCCATATCCCGTAGCGGAAGTTTGCGCCTCTCCACCGGAAGGTGCATATTCCACAATCGTTTTGATAGGGAATATTCTTCCCGGACGGTCTGCATGGCAAGCCTTTTCAAAGGCTTCCGCTGTATTCTCTGTAGGTATCTTATGACCGTGAATAGTCAGTATGATAGCTTTTATTTTACCGGGGTCAAGCACACACACGGAGCTACCCGTATTAAAAGTTGCAACGCCCGGACACTTTCTATAATCTGTTGCCATAACATTTTACTTCTTTAATGGTTAAATTTACATTTTTCATCTCGATAGCATCAATAAAATCACTGAATGGTTTCCCGTCTTCTCCTATAACTCCAACCCTGCCATATCTGTAGTTTTCAATGTAGGAATGTGGAACCACTTCATTGTAACTACGGACAATGTTTATGTCTTTCTTGATTTCATCCAAGAAAAGATTGTATATAGGTCGCAATACCTGCTCAAAGGAAGTCTTTTGCCGGTCTTCATTCGAATACCCTTTCAAAGTGTTTACCATAATAATAAACTCCAGGCTAACCTCTGTCTCGGCAGAACTTCTATCTTCCGTGAACGGAGAATAAAGACATATTATAGGAAACTTCAATTTACTTGTTTTGGGACTTTTACCCCATAAAGTTAATTGATTGCTTATGTAGGCCCAGTCTCCGAATAAAAACGACACATTGCTTCCGTATCTTTTCGATACCTTTTTTACAATGTCCGCAAATATATCATTTACCGGCTTCATATTCCCATACAGTTTATTTTACGCAACATACATGGATTGAAACATACACCAGCATATTCCTTTCCTTGCAAAAGTTTATAAACACGCTTGTTCATATTTACCATATCATTCCATGCCCTAATTTGCAAAATTTGTGGAGAAACAGCATCTCCGTCGGCAGAGGTTACTGTTCCCACATTTGTTACGCTGTAATTACCGTCCGCTATATACTTGAAAAATATATAGCAAGCAATAGGGCTGTATTTTTCTGATAAAATAGCAAGCAGCCTATCCCATTTATCATCAACGCCATCTTCTTTTGAATTAAGATAATCGGTAAAAGCCTTACACATATCCTCACCAAGTATACGAATCAAATATTCCTGTTCATATACGGAAATATATGATTCTATTTTGCCCAACTCCGCATCTCTTGTTATAGAGGGAGCGCCAGTGTCAGGATTTATCCCGACACTCAGCAACCCGGTGAAAGATTCGTAGTCAATTATCATACCGTATCTTTTTTCGCAGATTTACGTTTAGTGAACAACTCCTCGCAACCCAACGCTCTGGCATCATTAATCAGTTCGTTTGTTGCTTCAATTTTACCCTCGGCATAAAACTTGCTCGCAAGAGCCATTCCGACTGAAACTTCATCGCCTGTTTTATACTTCACACCATCCTTGACAAATGTTACATTATAACGCTTAGTCAGGTTTATTCTATATTCTTTTCCCATAATTATTCTCCTTATGCTTCTTGAGTGATACCTTCTATTACAGTAGAGAATGTGTCCTTTACAAATGCGGTCTTATATTGCGACTTGATATAACACATCAGCCTCTTCTCTGCGATTACAGTCACGATATTCTTGCGGAAATCGTCATTCTCCCATCCTAAGGTAATAGACAATTCCCACAAGTCACGAATGTTCAAGTATGAGAAATCACCCATGATGAAATCTCCTTGTTTTACTGCTGTGGTCGTTTCTACACGCAATCCCTGAATCAATTCATCTCCATATCGGAATGGGCGGAGATATTGACCGTTAGCATCCTTAGCCAACTGCATGGACGCGTAATCCAATGGGTTCATCAGTACAAGGTTCGGACGATAAGCCATTTCGCTGGTGGATACAATTTGCGAATATGCAGCCACAAGAGCATCAAACATATTTGGCTTCTCAACATAGAAAGTAGAGAGAGAGAATGCCGGCATATCCGATGCAACGCCTTTTATTTCTCCACCAGAGCCATTGCCTGACAAAATTCCCTGCTCTTCTTTGATTCCAAGTTTATTTACCATTTCCGTTTTAACTTCATTGACGAAGCTGGGAAAATCCGACAGCGTTTCCTCTGTAAATTTAGCAGCAATAGCCACTTTGGCAGCGGTTATTGTTTTTTCTGTCAATGTCGCATCCATCAAAGGCTTTAGCCCACCTTCAGGAACCCATGCAGCATCTCCGTCCTTGCTTGTATATTCCGCATAAACCAAAGCCCTATTATTTGTGCTTGATACATTTGCATATTTTCTAATGACGGTTTGCGCTCTCGGATTGACTGATAAATTTGGGTCAACCTCAAGTCCGTAATGCGGAGCAAGGGACCCGGAAGTAATAGTTGCAGCGTCTTTCTTTTCCAGCACAAGATTTAATCCCAACTTATTGCCGGGAGCCGACTGACAAGCCGATTTCAAATCAAGAGACATAACGCCCTTCTTGTCCGCAGCAATATACTCCTTGAGCTGTTCGTGTAGCTGCTCATAAACAGATTTAATCTTTACTTCCCCGTTTTTACCTACTTCGGTAGAAGCCTTTACACGTAAAATGGCATTCTCCAATTCATTAACCTTCTCTTCAAAAGTCTTTTTGTCAATGCCGGCAAAATCCTTTTCCTTGATGTCATTTATGGAATCAGCGGCATCCTTTATGGATTTACGCAAATCTTCCAATTTCACTTCATCCGCAAGATAGCCTTTCACTTGTTTTTCAAAGGCTTCTCCCATTTTTTCGTCCAAAGATTCAAAAAACTTCTTGTTTTCTTCGGACAAGCCGGATGTGTCCATAAGTTCTAAAAATCCTAATTTCATACCGATTTTAGTTTTAATAAATTACATAATGATTTTTCTTCCGTTTTGCCATTACTGCCGGCTTCCATCCCTTTGGGTGGAGCAGGTATAACACCGTCCGGCCTAAAAGATGCAAGTGACATTGCTTTGGCTATAATTTTTTGCAAACGCTGTTGCTTGGTTGTACTCATATTTTTACATAACAAGGAAATTTCACCGCTTAAATCCTTATAAGCGTTTTCGTAGTCTTCAATTGACTTCAACCCCAAATACTCGGTTTCTCCATTACAGCCAATTGATACCACCGATATTTCATACAGCTTAACCTCTCTAACAATCAGGGCTTCTTTTTCGTAATCCCATTCGCAATTCTCCCATACATACTCATAACCAATAGAGAATTGATTAAGCGTGCCCGACTCAAGTTGTTTTATGGCCCTATCTCCAAGTTCAATCTCATCAATGCGCGCCTCAAAATAAAGCCCTCTATCATCTTCTTTCAATTCTGTAATAAATCCCAAAGGCTCTGACATGTCGTGCATCCAAAGGAGTATAATTTTGTCATTTGCCTGGCTTTGCGGCCCTCTTTCATTGATACTTTTTGAAAAGCAACCTTTCAATAGAATATCATGAGCCTTATCCATGTTTCCGAATACAGCAGCGTATCCGCTGATAGTCCGGCTTTCGGGGCTATATTGGACATCCTTCGAGTTTATGGAGAACAATTTATACTGCATCCCCATCTTATCTTTGTATTTATTTGTCATTGTTTCCATTTTCCTTACTGTTATTGACGTTATTTTCAACAGATGCACTGCTTGCTGCACTGCTATCAAAATCTCCTTTTGGATTATCCGGGTCAATATCTATGTATCTTGCAACTTCTATACGCGCCTCATCATGTGTTATCAAAGACTTATCTATCAATCTCTGTAAGGCATCAGCAACTTTAACCAAAGTATTGGCTTCTGTCTCCTTATTGGTTTGAAGGCATTCAACATCTGTAAAATCAATCTTAATAAAAACACCTTCCGGGCATATGGCTTTTGAAAGACATTCTGCTATCTTTCGGCTATCGGGAATGATTACGTCCTGATAAGCCTTTTTCCCGGCACTTTCAAGGTTGTCGTATTTGGCGTCCGTAAAAAGATTGGCATTTATGCCCATTGCATTGGCAATCTTATCTGTACACCTCTTATCCTCTTCATGAAGTTTTAATTCATCAGCATTAAAATCAAGAGGAAGCCATCCTAATTTGTAACGTGTCACCAAAATGGGATATTCCTTGTTTACTAAGCCATAATCACGTTTAAATCTGTCCTTTATATCCTTTTCATCTTCCGAGGAAAGGGCAACATTTCCCATCTGGTCAGTATAATCATTATAGAGCACGCCTTTAGGACCACCATTTACAAGCAATGTATGGCTTGCAGACATAGAAGCTACCCAGTTTGATATAGGCTGAGAAAGGCTATCTGAAACGGACTCAAATTTGACATCAGCAGTCGCACCGCTATTTATTACTATATTGCTGTCATATATTACAAGGTATTCATAATCCTCCAACTCTAATCGAGTTCCGTTACAGTCTATATATACACTTGATATAATATTTTTTAGTTCGTATTGGCGAAACACCTTACCGGTTCCTTCCATATGGAAAATCTCAGGTGGAATTATCCACATTGCCTTAGGAGTGCTTGTTTTTGTCGCTCTAACAAGAACAATTGGACAATAGCCGAATACCTTAAGACATATTTCAATTTGCTTTACAAATGAAGAGAATGTTTGCAGCGGATTGGGAGCGTTGAGTATATTACGTATATCGGCAAATGTCCTTTTTTCATTTCCATCCTTATCTACCACATAAGGAATACCACGGGACATCATAGAACCGATTTTATCAACTACAGTGAAGAAAGGCGTACAGGAAACAAGCGCTCCGGCTTTATCCAAATTGTCAGTCATGTCATAATATACTTTCCATTTGGAACGCCTTCCAAACAAATCGGACAAAAACCAGTAGTTTCCTGCTGCATCTCTTTCTACCCGATTTACATTATCATACATCGGAATAGACTTTTTATTCTCTGGCTTCCAAAATTTAGTAAATATGCCCATATACAAAGCAGGAGTGACAGCAAATAAATGCGGCCACTCCCATATATTTAGTGTTTTAGTCCATTAATACGGTTGCGTGCAACTTCACACGCTTGTAGTGACCCTACGTGTGCAAATATATATATTATTTAGACTAATTCCAAATAACAAACAGCATTTTTATGATTATTTTTTTGATTTTCTTTTTACTCTATCCGCTATACAACACAATACATACATTGCTTCATAGACATCTTTGCCGTCATAGTCCATTAGATTACGCATAAATAAGGACATTTTATTATCTCTCTTGAATTTAAAATCTCGAATTAGCCCCTTAAATGCTTCAATATAAGAAAGTTTCCCTGTATTTTCTTGCCTTGCCCACACATCACCTATTTCAGCCCTATAATCGCGTATATAATGAAGCATCGCCTGCGAAGTCTCAATGTTTACATCGGCACCAGCGACCAGCGCGGCGATTTCTTTGATGGGAATCAATTCTCCTATATACGCATCGTCCACATATATTGTATCATGTACAACATACGCTTTCGCATACAGAAAACGCCCATTAAGCAGTGGATGTATTTCTACAATTGGAATGCCGGAAAATGCGACTGTCGCAGCCTCATAGCTGTCATATTCAAAATCTCCGCGTTTTTCTACGGTTCCGGTAAGAGCATCTGCCCCATCATCATGTGCGTTTTTCCCGAACTTCCTAAAAGATTTTATCTCTGCATAAAATTCAGGAAAGAGCACTTCCCAACCTTCCGGCATATATGTAAGATTCATAACCTCAGCGGAGCGGGTAAATATTCGAACTTCCTTATTCCCCGACTGATGAAACCATTTTATTTCTGTTTCATTATTGCCCATTATGCGTGATTGCCGCTCTACGTTTCGGGCAAAACCACGTCCACCGTTATTGCTTTCGATATTAGCCACGGTTATTCCGTCCTTAGCAAGCATGGTTGCAACTTTCGGCTCCGTAACCTCCATAGGAGCGTCCGTATACAGTATGCTTAAAATAAAGTTGCCTATTTCTGTATCCACATAATCTATGGAACATAATCTGTCACTGCCCGTATCTGCGGTATCGGTATAATTTTTCCGAATGGCACGGTTGGTATATGGTATTTCCCTATAAGTCTTGAATGTACCGTACATAAGACCTTCTATAGGTGTAGGGTTCTGCATATATTGTGTTTCAAAGACGAATGGATTTATTCTATTAAGATTATGCAATTCATCCAATGTGTGTTTAAATTCCCACAAAGGAAATTCTTTCCCGTCCGCTTCTTTTTCTATGACCGGCAATGAAAGGACAGTCCATTGCCCTGGCTCTGTTTTCATAAGATAGCCGCACAAATCATTCTCATGCAGGCGCTGCATGATTATTACAATCGGGGTGTTTCGGCTGTTCACTCGGTTACGGATAGTAGTTTCAAAGCGTTGGTTAACCTTTTCCCTTTTCACGTCAGACAAAGCGTCCTCCGGCTTAATAGGGTCGTCTATGACAATGGCGCCGGAAAACCTTGTCCCCTTTAATATGCTATCTATTTCTTTTTCTGTTTCTTTATCATCTATATCGTCCACCTCTCCAGCGCCAAATCCCGTTATCTGTCCACCTGTTGACACCGCATATACACCACCGCCAGCTGTGGTACTCCACTTCTTTTTGCTGTCTGTTCCTCTCTTTATCTGGACATACGGGAACAACTGTTGATACTCTTCTGATTTAACTATGTCTCTAATCTCTTCTGAATTATCGTGAGCCAAATCGTCAGAATATGAGAGATGGACAAACTTTGAGGAAGGGTTGAGTGCCAATCCGTATGATATAAAGTTCTTTACGGCTAATTCGGTCTTTCCATATCGTGGTGCAATATTGATTATCAGTTTTTGAATTTTTCCGGAAATAACATCATCCAACGCATTACATATGCGTTCATGGTGTCTGCTCACCACAAATTTGCGCCCTGTTTTACTTTTAAAGAAAAATTTTGTGTAATTGAGAACGCCCGACATACAAAATGCTTGTAGATACCGTACACCGTCCATCATAGCCTTTCTATCAGTTTCTTTGCTTCCTCGACACTTATGGGTTTGCTGGTATTCATCTCTATTTCGGTAGGCTCATCAAACCCAAGCATTTTACATATACGCTCAATAGCCTTTATCTTATCATAAAGTTCTATCTTCACATATTCAACATCTACAATTTCCGGAGCATCACTTGTTCCGATATTTTTTTTCAATATTTTGGTGGATATGCTTTTTATTGCCGATTTCTCTTTGTCAGAGAGTTCATCAAATTCTTTACGCTCTATCCATGTATTGTGCATGCTGGCAATGGATGAGAAAGCTATACTGGACAATTCTTGTAGAATGCGTTCTTTAGTTATGTCTGATTTGTTTTTTTGTTCTTCCTGCAACTCTTTAACCCTTTGGGCTACATTTGGGTTAGACAACAATTTGCAAGATTCTTCCCACACTTGTTTGTCTCTCATCTTCTCACACGAATAGGCACGACGATAAGCATCGGAAGCATTGCCGCTTTCGATGTAGTAGTTGCAAAAATTCTCTTGTTTGATTGTAAGTTTTTTCATGTCTTTTCGTCAGTATGGGAAGCATGCCACTTGACATGCTTTCGCAAAGATATGTAATTATTTGGAATATCATACCTATCTATCCGAAATAACTGGTATAATTATCGAAAATATTTATCTCCCCACTTCCTTATTACTTCTTAAAAACATTTACATAATCGATAACTTTCCGATTAGCTTTATCTACTTTTCGCATGTCAAAATGGATATAGATGTCAGTCGTTGTGCTGTTCGCCCAACTATGCCCAAGCGCGTGGGCGATTACCTCTTTGGGAACATCGAGCTCTGCCGCTACCGTGGCCCATGTGTGTCTTGCCCAATATGAGGACAAATCAGGGAATAAAGGATTTCTACTCTTTTTCCCTCCCAATCCCTTCCTTTCTGTCTCTCCAATCTGTTTTAACCCTATTCCCATACGATGTAGGAAATCCTTGTAATTTCCGTATTCATCCATTATATTAAGAAGATAATCCTTCCCTTTGTATTTCTCAATTATAGCCTGCGCTTCCGGTTCTACTTTAATACTGTATAATTTCCCCGTCTTAGCTCTTTTATATTCAAAACGACCATTTACCAATGCAGAATGTTTTGCGTTGAACAAATCAGCTGCATTTACTCCTATGAGATAGAACATGAGCATGAACATATCCCTATATCTAATCTGGTATTCCTCACATGGATAATCTCTCAATAACCTAAGTTGTTCTGCTGTAAGACTACGTTTTCGGGTTTCCTCTTTCTTTATTGAAAACCTTCTGAATGGATACAATGTTGTGTACTCCTCATCAATGGCGTAGTTGAATACACTACGTATGTTCCGTAAATGAATAGCGTAGGCATTAACCTTCATCGTCTTTGCCATCCACGCTTCAAAGTTTTCCAGCCACGACTTATCCATGCTCTCAAAAGTACAATGACTATCGTATTCCTCAATCTTGTTTCTTGTGGTTGTATATATAGACTTAGTCCCCTGATTGGTTTTCTTGGAAACGAATTCATCAAGATAATAGAGAAACGTCTTTTGATTTTCAACCTTGCTACTTATAGCGTCCTCTATCAACTTCTTCAAAGCTTTGTCTGTAGTTGATTTCAACTTTTCTTGTTGCTCTAAAGTAAATATTACTGTTTCCGCCTTGTTTATTATTCCACGGGCAACTATATTTCTCGGCTTGTAATTTTGTGCACGCACAGAATATTCGTTCCCATTCCATTCTTTTTCCGATGCACTTAGCTGCGTAGCTATCATTATTTGTTTGTTGTGGAATACATTCAACTTTATCGGATAAGTACCATCTTTTTTTTGCCTTCTTTTATCAAGGTAGAATTTAACCGTTGCCAT